TCTTTAAGTGTTGCACATATGGAACAGTTGGGTAACTATTCTCAGGTTATCGTAGCGTTAGACCCTGATGCTGCACACAAGACCTTGCGTTTCAGACAAGAGATAGAGGCGTGGACAGGTGTAGCCACTATTGCATTAAGACTTGACGATGACATAAAGTATCGTGTAGAGTCCGACATTGAGCAGTTGAAGGAGTTACTATGATAAACAGAGACACACACAAAGAGTTATGTGAAAAGTATCAAGAATTAGAAAAGGAGTTAGAGTTTTGGAAACAGCAAGCATATACTATACAAGAGCGTAACAAAAAGCTAAAAGCACAGTTGACTTTATGGAAAGGTACAGCACCATGAGTGATGAGGTAAAAGCTGCTGCACAGGTACAGGCAGAGAAAGCTTTTGATGACTTTATGTATTGGATGAAGAAAGGTACGATCTGGTCTTGCATAGTTCTTGGTCTTGTAGTCTTTGGTTGCAATGCTGGCGTTGAGGATGACGCCTACCCCGCATACAATGGTGAGCAGTATGCACCAACTAACATGGGAGAATAGTAATGGCGTCTAAAGATTACACTACTGGCTGGCAGGATAGTGAGGTGGCAACTAAATACGTATACTCTCGTCTGCATGAAATACTAAATACAGAAGGCGAGGATGATATGATACAGAAACTTTCTTTGTTTTACTCAGAAATTGCCCGTACATATTTGGCAGACACAGGAGAGAAAATAGGAAGTCCAGCATACTCTGAGGGACTACACAGTATATTATAAACATGGGAGATTAAGATGATTGATGTAACGTACATAGATCACATGGGCAGTGACCTGAGTGTAGTCAATGCAGCACGTGTATCCTTTGGTAAGAAGAGTGAGGTACTTGGTACGTCAGGTGTAGAGGGTGGACATATTACCCCTATCCTACATGATCAAGACAAACGTCTAATCAAGTACCTAGCCAAGCACAAGCACATGTCACCCTTTGGTCACGCCTTTGCATCCTTCCATGTCAAGGCTCCAATCTTTGTAGCTAGACAACTAGTCAAGCATAAGTTCTTACGATGGAATGAGATTAGCCGTAGGTATGTAGATGATGAGCCTGAGTTCTACTACCCTGATGTATGGCGTGGACGTAGTGAAGACAAGAAGCAGGGTAGTTCTGATGAAGTAGTTATAGAAAGAACTAATCAAGCAGACTATATTACTCACATTGATATTCATCTTCAACATGAGGCATTAAACACTTATAATAAAATGTTAAAAAAAGGAGTGTGTCCAGAGCAAGCACGTATGGTGTTGCCACAAAGCACCATGACAGAATGGTATTGGTCAGGTAGTCTTGACGCCCTTGCAGATATGTGCAACCTACGGTGCAAGGAAGATACACAACTTGAGACTAGGCTAGTAGCTAATGAGATATGCAACAGTATGCATAAGCTATTTCCTTTGTCTTGGAAAGCATTGAGAGGACTATACGGATGATGGAGCTATCTCTAATTAGAACCCTACACGATCAGGCGTTCTATGAAGATCACAAGGGTATCAAATGCCCTGACAAGTTGTTCACTAAAGATGTACGTAAGATCAAGCGTGTCTTAGACAACGCTATGGATAAGTATGACCGCACTATATCTACCTCTGAGTTAGAAGCTTTGTTCTTCTCTGAGTACAGCACCATGACTACAGCTAACAAGGTTCTTTATGAGGGTCTGTTCTCCAAGCTACGCAAAGAGGTTCCTATGTCTATGGACGTAGCCTCTGATGTACTGTCTAGGATGTTTAGGCAGCACGTAGGGGAGCAGGTAGCTAACTTAGGGTTCGACTACGTTAACGGTAAGCTTACCTCTCTTGAGCCACTACGCCAAGTTCTAGAGGCGCATGAGGATAACTTCATGCCTAACATGAATGTTGAGTGGGCTGACATTGATATTGATACGATCCTTGAGGCAGGATTACAGCAGTCCCAATGGAAATGGAATATACCTAGCCTCGCCGGGCGCATAGAAGGCATAAGTAGTGGACACTTTATCATTGTGGGTGCTAGGCCCAACACAGGTAAGACAAGCTTCCATGCGTCTACTATTGCTTCACCTAAAGGTTTTGCAGAGCAGGGTGCTAAGTGTATGGTGTTGTGTAACGAGGAAGAGTATGTACGTGTAGCTGAACGCTACCTGTGCGCTGCTGCCAGTATGGATACAGATGAGATCAAGTCTAACTATGCGTTAGCTGCAGCTAGGTACAAGAAGGTGCGTGAGAAGATCAGCATGTTTGACAGTACAGGTAAAGACTTAGGTTGGGTAGAGAACATCATTAAGCACAGCAAGCCCGACATAGTTGTACTTGACATGGGTGATAAGTTTGCTGTAAAGAGTAGTGACAAGTCAGACGTATATCTTAAGGCTGCTGCTATTCACGCTCGGAACATAGCTAAGAAGTATAACTGTGCTATTATATGGATGAGTCAGTTATCTGCTGATGCACAAGATAAAGTATACCTTGATCAGTCTATGCTGGAAGGTAGTAAGACAGGTAAGGCAGCAGAGGCAGACTTGATGCTGTTGATTGCTAAGAACCAAGTTACTGAGGGTGATGATGAAGACAAGCAGCGTCACATTAACGTAGCTAAGAACAAGCTAAAGGGTGGATGGCATGGGGTTGTCCATTGTGAGTTAGACGGGGGCAGGTCACAATACCTAGCCTAAAGAAAGGAACACAATGCGTATAGTATTGGACGTTGAGAACACAACAAAGAAGCGTAACGGTAAGCTTCTACTAGACCCTTGGGAGGAGGGTAACTTTCTAGTTAACGTAGGGGTACGTGACGTTGACGATGGTACTGAGGCTCTGACGTTTGATCTGCAACACAAAGAGTACGTTGACCAGACAGGCGTTGAGTCTAAGCGTATTCAAAAGATACTGGATAACACTACCCTGCTGATCATGCACAACGCACAGCATGACTTGGCTTGGCTTTGGGAGTGTGGCTTTAAGTATGACGGGGCTATATGGGATACCATGCTTGCAGAGAGTATTTTACTCAGAGGAAACAACATAGAGATATCAGATAAAGGAGTAGTCAAAAAGATATCTTTGTCTCTAGGTAACACAGCTATCCGTAGAAACCTTGACTTTCAAAAAGATGACACTCTTAAGCGTTACTTCAAGGAAGGTTACAACACTGATGAGATACCATTGTCAGAGTTGACCTTTTATCTTGAGGCTGACTGTAATACTACAGCTTCACTGTTTCATGCACAGAGTGCCGACTTCATGCTACCTGAGTCTCAGAGCCTTGGTAACGTGAGAGACATTACGTTTGAGGTATGCAAGCTTCTTACACGCATGAAAGCTGACGGTATGAAGGTAGACCGCAAGGCTTTGGATGCAGTGCGTAAGGAGTTTGAGGATGAGCGTGGAGCCATTCAGTCTCGCCTACAGATGCAGGTGCGCGAGGTCATGGGTGACACCCCAGTTAACTTGAATAGTCCAGAGCAAATGTCTCAGGTTATCTTTAGCCGTAAGCCTCACTCCAAGGATGATTGGCCTAACTTGTTTGATAACTGTAGGAAGCTATCTGACTTAAAGGAGATCGTTAATGCTAACAGTGACCTTCTGTATCGTACTGAGGCGTTCACTTGCCCGACTTGTGAGGGCAGTGCAGAAACGTATAAAGTAAAGAAAGACGGCAGTAAGTATGCAAGACCCAACAAATGTAAGGACTGTGACGCAAGAGGCTACCAACTCAAGAAGCAAGCTAGGATGGCTGGCTTTGGGTTTTTCCCACCTAGTGCTTCTTGGGTTAGTGCTAGTGGTTTTTCTACTGGCAAGGATATACTAGATATACTGAGGTCTACAGCTATGGATAACAAGATGGATGTAGCTGTTAAGTTTCTTGAGGACTTAAAGCGGTTGAACGCTGTGTCTAGCTACCTGTCTAGCTTTGTTGAGGGTATAGACACCTTCACTAAACAGGACGATGTACTGCACGTGTCACTAACGCAGCACATTACGTCTACTGGTAGGTTTAGTGGGCGTGAGCCTAACATGCAGAACATGCCTAGAGGTGGTACGTTCCCTGTTAAGCGTGTCTTTATATCACGTTGGGCTGGTGGCAAGATCATGGAAGCTGACTTTGCACAGCTAGAGTTTAGGGCTGCTGCATTCTTGTCACAGGACGAGACCGCTATGGAAGAGATCAACACAGGGTTTGACGTACACGCATACACTGCACAGATTATCTCTGATGCAGGTCAGCCTACTGCTAGGCAAGCTGCCAAGGAACACACCTTCGCCCCTCTGTTTGGCGCGACAGGCTTTGGCAGGACTAAGGCAGAAGCTGCGTACTACACGCACTTCATTGCCAAGTACAAAGGTATAGCTAAGTGGCACAAGAAGCTAGGTGATGAGGCTATACGGTTCCAAAAGATAACCAATGTATCAGGTAGACAGTATGCATTTCCCGGCACGACTAGAAGGGAAAACAATACACCTACTAACTTCACTAGGATCAAGAATTACCCTGTCCAAGGGTTTGCTACTGGTGATGTTGTACCTGTTGTATTGCTTGAGATTGACAAGAGACTAAAGAACATGCGCTCTTGCATAGTTAATAGTGTCCATGACTCAGCGGTCATTGACATACACCCTGATGAACAAAAGGAGGTAATAAATGTCATTGAGGATGTTAACAACTGTCTTAATGATATCATTGATAAATACTATGGCGTAAAGATGAACGTACCACTACTTTTAGAAGCCAAGATTGGACCGAATTGGCTTGACACTAAAGATGTGATATGATATAACTGCGGTTCAAATAAAGCTCAGAAAGGATATATAATGAGCAATGAGTTATCTACGACAATGGCAAGTGCAGACCTTGCTGCAGCTATGGGTTTCAGTGCAGATGCTGATATGTCTATGGGTTCTTCCAGTGGCCCTAACCTTTCACGACTAGCACAGGTACAGGCTCCCATCATGAAGGAGCAAGTAGATGAAGACGGTGAGCTAGAAGAGAAGGTAGTAGTACCCTTGGGTGCTTACAAGCTTACTGACTCAGAGGGTACGACTGTATATAGTCGTAGTGCTACCATCCGTTTGTTTGCACAGCGTCAGCAGTGGACTCAATGGGATAGTGACAACAACGCTATGAACAAGACTGTCATGGCTACTGTACTCAAGGGTGATCTTAAAGATACCAAAGGTACGTTCAACCTTGGTCGGCCTAGTGCATACATCAAGGATTGGGATGCTGTTGATGAAGACACTAAAGCTGTTATCCGTAGCGTTAAGAACACTAAGGTTTTGTTTGGCAAGGTTAAGCTAGGTAAAGTTACTGATGAGAATGGAGTATCTGTAAAAGGTTACGACTCAGAGATTGACTTTACGATGGACGTAAAGAATGCTGACAGTAAGCGTTCCTTGGATGCAGTACTTAAGGACATTGTATCTAAGAAGCTGTTACCTATTGAGCATACGATAACACTTGCTGCCAATAAGGAGACCCTGCCTACAGGTAACAAGTACGCTACTATGGTTGCTAACTTGGGTACTAAGGCTAAAATGGTTCCAGAGGATCACGCTACAGTACAGGCTTTCGTTGACTACATTGACTACGGTAATGAGTATGTACTTAGCAAGTGGAAGTCTTTACGTAAGCCTGATGTGGCTATAGACCCAGCTACACTTGACGCTATCGTGCAAGTAGAAGAAATTCCTTTCTAGGATGGACTTTGCACACGCTGCTGAACTACCCATTAAGATACTCATGCGTGATGCTACTTTAGGCCAAGCAGAAATGTCAGAAGCAATAATTGAGAACGTTGCTTCTGACGTATCGGCAGGACTAAACAAGCAATTCAACGGTGGGCCACGGGATAAGTTCAGGCTTAGAATGTCCAACATAGGACGCGCTAAGTGTCAACTCTGGCATGAAAAGAATATGCCAGAAGAAAAAGAGCCAATGCCAGAGCAGTTTATGATGAACATGATGCTAGGCGATATAGTTGAGGCAGTATTCAAAGGTATCCTACGCACTGCTGGTGTAGAGTTCCAAGACAATGAGTACGTGTCGTTAGACTTAGGGGGAGGTAGACGCCCAATCAAGGGTGAGTATGACTTAGTGATGGCTGGCAGGGTAGACGATGTTAAGAGTGCATCTGATTACTCCTACACTAAGAAGTTTGTTGACCTTGAGACACTACAGGCTAGTGATCCTTTTGGCTACGTAGCACAGCTTGTAGGCTACGCTACAGCAGCAGGTAAGAAGGTTGGAGGATGGTGGGTAGTCAACAAGGCTAACGGCCATCACAAGTACGTTTCAGCCAAGCACGTAGACGTTGAGGCTGTCTTAGATAAGATGCGTGAAACGTATGACTACCTAGATAACGATGAGCCACTTGAGCGTCAGTACACAGACATTCCTGAGACCTATCGCAAGAAAGAATCAGGTAACAGAACGCTATGCAGAGAGTGTAGCTTCTGCTCATTCAAGAAAGCCTGTTGGCCTGACTATCAAGAGCTACCTTCTAAGACTTACCAAGGCAAACTAACGCCGCCTACGGTACACTACACTAAGCTAAAGACAGATGCCTAAACCTAATAGGCTACACCTTAAAGCCAAGTACAGGAGTGGTCTTGAAAAACAGACTGCTCTTGTTTTGTCTGAGTGCCAGAAAAAGGTAAGGTATGAGTTACTTAAAATAGAGTGGGAGGACTTACGTTATCGTACTTACACGCCTGACTTTCAGTTGGACAACGGTATCTTTATTGAGACCAAGGGTATCTTTGACAGTGAGGACAGACGCAAGCATGTGGAAGTAAGGAGGCAGCACCCTGAGTTAGACATACGCTTTGTATTCAGTAACGCTAGGGCAAAGCTATATAAGGGTGCTAAGAGTAGATACTGTGATTGGTGTGAAAAAAACGACTTCTTGTACTCACATAGACTAATACCTCAAGGGTGGTTGACAGAGCCGGGAAAGTATGTTACACAGACTAAGATACCACTCAAAACAAAAAGGAAGACTTAATGCCGTATTCACTAGACGATGATGAGATTGCAATACTAATCAAGCCTATGGGTAATGGGCGTATTGGTACTTGTATCTGCAAGAGTGACGATCACGAATTGACTGACGATCAGTTATCAGATGCTATGGGTGTAGGTCTAGCTATGATTGGCTTGTTTGAGTTACTTAATGATGACGATGATGAAATCTATGAAGACCTCAAGTTTGCACTAGAAGAGAAGGTAGAGCGTCTACTAGAGGACAATCAAGTACCTAGTGACGATACGCCACAGTCTTCCTATACAGCAGAGGGTAATGTACTTACACTCAGTGCTTTTACTAAAACTAAGGGTAACTGCTAGTATGGCTAAATGGAAAGAAACAATCATGCCCTTTGAGGTAGACATGGTAGATAAGCCACCCCACTACAACACAGCTAACATTGAGTGTATAGATGCTATGAAAGCTATGTCAGAGGGTGCAGATGTATCACCCCATGAGGCATACTGTTGGCAGAACTCATTCAAGTATATGTGGAGGTGGCCTTACAAGAATGGCGTAGAGGACTTGAAGAAAGCACGTTGGTACTTAGATAGATTGATACAGGAGGTTGAGCGCAATGAATACTGAGAAGTTCAGTGTTACCTTTGTCTTACAAGTTGACAAGTCAAACAACATATTGTCTTCTCACCCTATGTACTATGAAGAAGATATAAAAGACTTGATGTCTCGTATTATCTATGATATAGATGATGTAGAAATATCTAACATAAACGTAAAGGATCAGGGATGATTACG